GCTCGATTCCGCTCGTGCCTGTGCGGAGCCTGCTTCTAATAGATTATAAAGTATTCATTACGATGAATAAGGTGAAGAGGTATCGTGCGAAACTAGGTGGTAATTGGAATAATAGTGTTAAATGCAGTTCACGCTATTCGAAATGGAATAATTCTCCACTCAATCTGAATTCGAACAATTCCACTCGTGCCTGTACGGCTACAGCAGACAATAAACATATACTCCTTGTTGCGGGGCTAAACGGTCTGTTGGCTGACTTCTTCACCCTGTTACGATACTGTAAAAAGTTGATAGCAAAATACACAGCGGCCGCTCCTCTTGGCCTAGTAGGGAAACCGAACGTCCTTGTAGGAGATTCATTATGAAGCGACATGGCAACCTCTGGGATAGGATAACCGACCCAGAGAACCTATATAAGGCTTATCGTAAAGCCCGTAAGGGCAAAGCACAACAGAAGGGCATACTTAGTTTTGAGGAAGATATTGAAGGTAACTTACTAAGCCTTCAGAAACTACTCTGTACAGGAGAATTCAGTACCTCAGAGTATCACTCTAAGACGATACATGAGCCTAAGAAGCGAGAGATATATATCCTACCTTTTTACCCTGATCGAATCATTCAGCATGCTTTGCTTCAGGTTGTTGCTCCGATATGGGATGGCTTAATGATGTATGACTCTTATGCTTGCAGAGAAGGTAAAGGAATGCACGAAGCTAGTAGAAAGACAATGAACCAAGTCAGGAAGTATAAGTATTGCCTGAAGTGTGATATTAGTAAATTCTACCCTTCAATCGACCATACTATTTTAATGCGTATTGTTGAAAAGAAGATTAAGTGTAAACCTACCTTAGTGTTATTAGAAAACATTATTCGCTCCTTTGAGGGTGATAAAAATACACCTATAGGCAACTATACCTCACAGTGGTTTGGCAATCTCTATATGAATGAGCTAGATATGGAACTTAAGCATAAATATAAAGAGAAAACCCTTATTAGATACTGTGATGACTTTGTTATCTTCTCAGACAACAAAGCAGAGCTACATCAACTAAAGAAAAGTATTGAACTGTTTTTAATGGAGAAGTTACAGCTTAAGTTTTCAAGATGGTCAATATCCCCAGTGGTTCAAGGGGTAGACTTCTTGGGATACCGACACTTCCCCGGTAAAATACTGCTGCGTAAAAGTACAGCTAAACGAGTGGCTAAGAGATTAAAGGCACTGCCAGAGCTGCTCAACAAAGGTAAAATATCACTAGAGCAATATAGGTCATCCATTGCTTCAACAGAAGGCTGGATAAAATGGGCTAGTACCTACAATCTAAAAACCAGTTTAAATTTAAACAAACTTAAAGAGGCTTTAATAGCATGAGAAACTTCCCAAACACAATTAATAACAAGCAAGACATTACTAACCTGATGGCTGAATATCCTGTTGAAACTAAAGCCTACCTACAGATAGTCTTAGATACTAAAGACCAATGGCTAATGACCTCTAAGCTTGCTGACGGAGATGTAGGCATTACTGATGCTACTCACAAAGTAGAAGAGCTTACAGATGAGAGCGATGTAGTGTCAGAGCGGTATCAGTACGAATTCATGGAAGACCCGAATGGTGAGCTATATCGCCTAGGGTATTCCAATGCGGCAGAAGTCGAGAGCATCCTAAATTAACTAAAGATGACATTATGAAAACAATACTATTATTAGCACTATCAATAGCAACAGCGCATGCTGACCATGTCAAGGTAGATAACTACGCAACAGGTTCAGGTTTCTTGAATGACATCTCAGAGTCTAAATACTTTTGGGAATACCGCTGTGACAGCGTAGCTGGATTGACAGGTGTTTACTTTACACCCCTAGAAAGTGAGATAGATACTAATCGAGTACACTTACTTGATGAGTGTGCCTTGATGGTTCTGATAGATGAATCATTAGATGCTAAGGGTGTACAAGGTCTAGTAGATACAACACTAGAGCTGACTGACCCCTCACCAGCTGTATACTTTAGACAGTTACCTCCAGTATACTGTGACGGGTTTGCACCACCAATCGTTGGCTGTATAACAGCTGATTAATTTTTAACAACATAGGACATTATTATGAAAGGTTTTATTACATGGCTAGGCATTGCAGTATCACTTATCTATGGCATAGGTGGTTACTTCGCGCAACTCCATGGAATGGATGTCATGATGGGGTTCGTTACTGGCTCAGTAGGTATGCTGGGTATAGGACGTAAAGTAGAGAAAGTTGGTAAAGCTAATATCGAAGAGATAGCTAAAGTTACTGACGCTAAGTAATTATGAACATCTTAGATAGCCATTTTAGCCGTGAAGAAATTTCTTGTAATTGTCAATGTGGCTTTGATACGGTTGATGCTGAGTTACTAGATGTGATGGAAAAAATACGCGATATTATAGGCCCTTATCAGCCTAGTAGTGTATGTCGCTGCATACAACATAATAGAAATGTTGGCTCTAATGACACTTCACAGCATGTAAAAGCTAAAGCCTGTGATGTGCCTACTAAAGACCCAAAGTCTTTATATGAAAAGTTAGATTCAATGTACCCTGGCAAATATGGAATTGGGCTATATGATAGCTTTGTTCATATTGATGTTAGATCGTACAGGGCGAGATGGTGAATGTTTGATGCAACACTTGAAAGCACTGGCGAAACTTACGAGACCTTGAATGGCTAAAGACTATGATAAAGAACGAGTATTATCCGACTGGCGTACTGGTGGCTATACAATAAGAGAATTAGCTGCCAGGCACAGCATAGGAAGGGCTACAGTAGGGGCGATAGTAAAGGGTATAGACAAGGAAAACCGGACAATAGTAGACAATAAAATAACTGCTAATCAGGCGGTTAGAGAATTATCGGACAAAGATGGACAAGCTGTCCGAGAAGTTATTACGCGGATCGAAGAGAAGCGGATAAAAGCAGAAAAGCTTGATGATTATTTAGATAACGCGGCAGGATTAGCCGCTAAGAAAGGCGTTGAAATTTTGAATAACCCAAACTTATCAATGATTGAAATTGAGCAATTTAGCAAAGCGCAAAATAATATCCGTGTTGGAATCGGTACGCAGCAAAAATTCGCCGGCACTGTAATCAATAACACAAACGCACAGAAATCAGATAATACATTGATAATTGAGCGGCTAAAACAGCAATGAAACTACAGCTAACAGAGCCGCAAGATGACTTTGTTTTTAGTGAAAGTCAGTTTCCGGCAATCATAGGTGGGTTGGGTAGCGGCAAGACGCGAGGTGGCACAATAAGGGCTGTAATAAAGCTCATAAGGAATAAGGGGTGCAGCATAGCTTACTACCTGCCGACCTATGATTTGTTACGTCTACGTGCGATTCCTGGCGTTGAGGACGACTTAAGGTCTATCGGGCTTGAGTTCACAACAAACCGCTCTGAATATACAATAAAAGTCGAAGGCTATGGAAGTATTATTTTCCGTTCTTATGATCGGCCAGAGAGGATTGTAGCTTATGAGGTGGCTCATTCTATTGTCGATGAATTGGACACCTTGCCGAAAGAAAAGGCGGCTTTCGTGTGGCGAAAAGTATCAGAAAGGAATAGGCAGAAATGCGATGAGCCGAATACTATCGGGTGCGTGACAACGCCGGATAACGGCGTTAATGGATTCGTGTATGAGAAGTGGGTCAAGAAACAACAGTCAGGCTATGAGCTAATAAAAGCCCCAACAGCTAGTAATCTTTTTTTACCTGATGGATATATTCAGCAAATCAGGGATAACTACGACCCTGTTCTTGCTGACTTATATATCAACGGAGAGTTTGTATCACTCACGCAAAATAAAGTCTATCATTTCTACAAGCGTACAGAAATGCACACTGACCGAAAGATTGAGCCAAGCGATACATATTTACATATTGGAATAGATTTTAATATTGGCGGATGCTGTGCAGTTGTCGCATTGATTGAGGCAGGGTTACCGATTATTACTGATGAATTCGTGTCTCACGATACCTACGACTTTGTCAATAATTTAGCGGCACGCTATGGGGATAACCATAAAATTATTATATATCCAGACGCTAGTGGAGCCTCGCGTAGCACTAACGCAACGCAATCAGATGTTTCTATTATCGAGAATGCTGGGTATTATTGTGACTTTGGTAATACAAACCCAGCGGTGCGAGATAGGATAAATAGTATAAATGCGTTACTATCGCATGATAAACTACGGATTAACTCAGATACATGCCCGAATTTAGCACATTCTCTGGAAACCCAGGGATATGATAAAAAAGGCAGCCCAGAAAAATACACTGATCATCCAGCGATTGATGACTGGAATGACTGCTGTGGTTATTTAATCTATGGGAAATGGGCAGTCAATAAAAGCAGACCAGCATCAGCAAACGGATATTATTAAACTATGAACTTAAGCGAACTTGAAGCAACGCATTACGAATATAAAAAGAACTTGTCAGAGTGGCTGAAATATAAAGCGGCTTATGCGGGGACTAATGATTTAGTTGAATACGGGGCGTTACCGCGCAACACTCGCGAGAGTGAAAAGTCATGGATTGCACGAAAAGAAAATGCTTACGGCTTTAACTATACAGCTAGAATCGTTGAATTATTGAATGCTTATATTTTCCAGAAGCCAAGCAATAATGATTATGGCGAACTAGGGAGCGATGACTTTTTTCAATTGTTTCTAGATGACTCAGACCTTTGCGGACATAGCTTTGAGCGCACTATAAATGACCTGCAATTATGGGCAAGTGTGTTTGGACATGTAGGTATATTAATAGATAAGCCGCAAATTGACGGGGCTGACGCAGTAAGGACTATTGCACAAGATAAGGCTGATAATACGTATCCGTTTATCACGTCATTCACTCCGTTGAATATACTAGATTGGAAAAGCGGTAGGGTCAATGGTCGCCCTGTTTTATCATATTTAAAACTGCGTGACGATGACAACAACTACAGGGTATGGACGCGTAAAAGCTTTGAAGTATGGGGCATTGATGGAAAAACAAAAACGCCAATCTTATTAAGTAGCGGAGCGAACGCTCTAGGCGAGATTCCTTTTATTTTTATGTATAACAAAACATCGGGCTGTAAATATATTGGTCAATCAGATGTAAAAGAAATCAGCCGTATTGATATTGCTATTTTGCGCTTATTATCGGGCAGTGACGAGGTTTTTAGCCTTGCGTCATTCCCTATGCTAATGAAACCGTACCTGCCGCCTGGGGTTAAAGATGAGAATATTATTGGAGCGGCCAATGTTATTGAATTTGACCCTAAAAATCCAGATAGCAAGCCCGAATGGTTACGCACTGAGATAGCAGAGCCAATCAACGCAGTGATGATGTGGATTAATAACCTTATCACTGAAATGTATAAATCAGTACACGCAGGCGGTTTAAATGCGAATGGACAGGTAAAAAGTGGCGAATCATTAGCACGTGAATTCCAAACGCTTAATGCTTTCTTAGCCAAGAAAACCAAGCTGTCAATCATAAATACCGAAGAAAGTGTACTGTATTTCTGGCTTAAATGGCAAGGACAAGACGAGCTTTACGAAGGCGTTACAATAGACAGGCCTCTACAATTCGATATTAGCGCGCTGGTTGATGAGCTGGATAATTTTGCAGTAGCTAAGACATTAGTCAACAGCCCAACATTCGACAAAGCATTGCAAAAGGTTATCGCTAGAAAAGTTCTGGCTAATTCAACCGCGATTGATGAGGTCACCATAAATGATGAGATAGATGCGGGTGCAGTGGCATTCGATTCAGGCGATGGGGCTGATGTTAATGTCGATATTAATAACGATACCGCATAGGGTATGAAAACAACCCCGTCACGCATAGAGAAATCGCTAGACAAGCAGAGCGCGAGCAATGAAGCTGCATTAGTCCATGCTATCAAAAAGCTTGAAAATAGGGTTATAGAGCTATCTTCTGATCTACCTGCAAAGGGCGGAACATCGCGAAAATTGGCAGCGACACGAAAAATACTAAAAGAAACACGCGCTGAATTTACTAAAATATACGGCCATGCGGTTAATAATGTGCTGTCTAATTTTAAGCAGACAGACGCGCTTGTACTCGATCATTTTGGCGTGGCGACATATCAAGCAGTAACATTGGAAACATTAACATCACTCATTACCCTCAATAAATCTTTTCATGCGTCGCTTTCAGACCAAACTATTGATAAATTAAGCGCAATCTTTATAGATCATGCTATTACTGGTGGCGATAAAAATACGCTTATTGACTCAATACGCGGTGCATTGACAGGCGGTGTTGAAGGCGCAGGCAGGGCAATGGAATCGCATTCTCGCACAATAGCCCAAGATGGGCTGATGACTTATTATCAGCAATCTAACAATGCCGTGGCAAAGCAAGCGGGCGTTGATACGTTTGAATATTATGGCAGCCTAATAAAAGACTCGCGCCCGTGGTGTTCCGATCATGTCGGAGAAGTATACACGCGGGCTGAGATTGATGCTTTTGATGATGATAGTTGGGCAGGTAAAAAAGCTGGCTCAACTTTTGTTAACCGTGGTGGATATAATTGCCGGCACTTTTGGGTCGCAGTGGTTTAAAAGCCATGTCACACTTAGTTGCTCGGTTGTTATTTAATGTTATACTCACTCCAGAAACCCAGCGTAAAGCTGGTCAGCGTAGAGCTGTTTACTAAAAGAGATAAAAATGAAATTAAAATTAGATGAAAATGGAAGAGCTTTTGTAATTGATGGCAAGCCAGTTGTTGTAAAAGACGACGGGTCAGAAGTGGCTTTCGATTATATGGCTAATGTTTCAAAGATTGCTGAGCTGAAAGGCGAAGTAGACACTCTTAAAACAAGTGTTAGTGAAGCAACGGCAAAGTTTACAGCTTATGGTGATATTAACCCCGAAGATGCAGCAAAAGCATTGGAGATGGTTAAGAATATGAAAGACGGTGTTTTAGTTGATGCTACAGAAATCAGCGAAAGGCATAAAGCCGAGTTTCAGAATCAAGCTAATGTTTTTCAGGCTAAATTGGATGCTAGCAGATTAGAAGTTTCAAAACTAATCGAAGACAATCGTATAAAAACGCTTGGCTCAGCATTCGCAAATTCTAATTTCATTAAAGATAAAACAACACTGCCGGCGGATATTGCATTAGCAACATTCGGCCATAACTTCAAAATCGAAGATGGTGATTTAGTACCGTATTTGAATGGCAACCGTATCTTATCGCAAGATAGGGCGGGTGAAAATGCTACTTTTGAAGAAGGTATTACAATCCTGATTGGCGGATATGCTAATAAGGACAGTATCTTAAAGTCCCCTAATAACGGTGGCTCTGGTGCTGGCGGTGGAAACAACAACGGTGGTGGTCAAGAATCGCCAAGAACAACTCAGCAGAAATATACCTCTGGGTTGGAAAAATTAATGAAATAACATAATAGGTTAATAAATGTCTACTCAAACTTTAGCGGAAGCAGCAAAATTAATTAGCGATGAAATTGTCCAAGGCGTAGCCGAAGATATAATTACGACTAACCCCATGCTAGCTGTATTGCCATTCATCGGCTATGCAGGTCAAGGAATGATCGTAAATCGCGAAAACGCGCTAGGTAATGCCGGCGTTTATGCAGTTGGCGCAACTATCACTGATAAAGCAGCAGCTACTTACACGACTGCTATTTTTAAAGCAACTAAACTAATC